TTCAGAAATAACTTGAGCGACAATTACGTCAAATGGTAGGTAAGATCAGACGATCCTCCCCGGTTTTGAGTTCCCTAGGTCAAACAGAAGGTGACCGCGTTTTAACGCAGCAACTCCCCGGTTCAACACACAGCATACTGTCTGATTCTGACAGGAAGCTGGTTTCCGACTCAATTAATACTACACTCGTATCTCTACAACTCTTTGGTTTTGATTCCAACGGTTATAAGGTTTCACCAACATTACATCACTGGTTTGAGTGCGCTGCCCGTGCAGGTTCCGCACTGAAATTCCTCAAGTGGAAGTTCTCATCATTCTATTCGTCTGCAAAGACGAACTTCTTCAACGATCCCCAAGACATTGCTCCACTGGCTAATGTCTATGATCCGGAGAATGGTTGTGAGTTTGACTCACCCCATTTTCTCCTGGGTGGACGTGCATACCGATTCATACGCGCGTTCGCTAAGAAGAGTTTCCATGATGGAACTACGAAATTCGACTCCTGGGTCACAACGGCCCTTCAGATGAAGAAAGGCATCACACATCCGGGCCCAGACTACCTGTCTGCGGCCATCGATACTACGTTCAATGAACTAACGACGGAACCGTCTAAAGAGCGTTCTGCTCCTCGATGGATCCGTCAATGGTCTCATCCGTTGATCGACACAGAATCAGCGTCATATGCGTCCGAGAATAATTATCTTACTCGTGAGGCTATGGAAGCGCAATTCCGTCGTACTGTGCATGATGTGTTTAAGGATTCGAAGTTCACTATGAGTGATCGAGTTGACGCTTTCATGCCGTCAACTAGTGCCAATTACATCAACAGCCGTTCAGCTGGTGGTGCAGTCGGAGCGATCATCAGTGATGATGAACTCATGCGCGATCTCAAGTATACGCAATCTCAAATTCATATAAATCAAATTCCATTACCATCCCGAAACGATCCTACTGCAACGATGTACACGGTAGAATACGACGGTTTGGTTCGATCATTCAACACTCTTTATCACCGCATGGTGGTGAAGACCCTTGACGAGGACCCTGTTGCAGTTCCACTTGCTTTAGCTGAAGCGCTAAAAGTTCGTGTAATTACAAAAGGTCCGCCACTACTCAACACTGTTTTGAAACCTCTTCAGAAGTTTCTCTGGAAGACGATACGGAAACATCCGTCTTTCAGTCTTGTGGGTGAGTGGTTGTCAATCGAGTATCTTCAGTCGATGCTTGGTACTGTGTTGAAGGATGATGAAACTTTCCTGTCTGTCGATTATCAAAATGCGACAAACGAAATGTTCAGCTGGGTCTCTGAAAGCATTGCCAATGCAATTGCTGATGAGTCCGGCATGGATGGTGTGGAGCGCATGTTGTTCATACGCGCTCTTACACGCCATCTTATCGAACATCCGGTTTCTGGGGCTCAAAGCCCTCAGAAAACAGGTCAGTTAATGGGTTCAATTGTGTCATTCCCAGTTCTCTGCCTCGCTAATGCTGCGATCTTGCGTTTCTCCAAAGAGTTGACGTATAATCGTAAAATGAGCTTGAAGAGGGCTGGTGTCGTCGTCAATGGTGACGACGGGCTGATTAAAACACGATCAGCTGAAGGACATGATATATGGGCTAAGATTGCGTCGTTCTGTGGACTTGGGCCTTCTATTGGTAAGGTCTACAAGTCAAGACATTTCTTCAACATCAACTCGACTACTTTCAACTTCCATCAGGACGGTTGGGAGTGTCGACCTCTTGTCATTCTTCGTGAGTCAACTCCAATTTTTGGTGTTGATGAACCTCGTACTGTCGTTGTTGACGGTACCGTTCGGCCTGTACTTAAGCCTACGAGGATGATTCGAGTCTGGACGAGCCCGATTACCACGGAGCGGCCCGAGCCTACTGTACTTCATTATTCACATGTGAAATACGTAAACTTGGCCTTGCTTTATGGTTATGATCGAGCGTCTTCTGCGACCACAACAGGTGCACCACCTTCGTCGGTGGGTGCGAGAGCAAACGAACTAATGCGTCTCTGTCCTGATTGTGTTCGCATTCCGGTGATGAACTTCTTTATGTCTAAGAATCTTGAGATCCTGACGAGCATGAATGTTCCTTGGTTTATACCTGAGTCTCTAGGTGGAATGGGACTTCCGATGACTGAAGATCTTCGTCATCGTCCCACTGATCAACAATTACGCATCGCAAGAAAAATCTATGAACATCCGGACAAGTACCGTGTTCCCACTCTTTCACAAGGTGGCGTGTGGCAGACTTGGCGTCTGGCTAACAAAGTGATCCCTGATCAACTGTTTCCACATGATAAGATAATTTCTTCTTCGAATCTCGTACCCAAGGTCGTCCAGTTGGACGATGAGGTCGGAAAGTTCGTCGATGCTGACGGAATGGCGGAGTACCATAACGTCGCGGCTCCAAGGAGTGAGCCGGTTGAAGTGCTTTCACTAGTTGCATTGCGCAATCTTGCAGTAGCAGAGTGTCTTTTTACTAGAACTCTTGACGAACTCTTGACAGAGCAAGTCGATAAGTTTAGTTTAGAGACAAACTACTATCGCAGACTGCACAATTTAAACAAGCGTGCTCTCTATGATCAGTCTATTCCACTTCCGCAGCCTTTTGCGCTGCGACGACTCAACCGTTTACCGAAGAGTGTGAGTGTAGATATTGTCCCCTTTTGCCTCCGTGAACACGACGAAGACACAACACATGATTCACTGTTAGTGTCCTCCATCGGTCGCTTTGAGCGTCCTCGTCTTTTACGAGTGACGGTTGAGGCCTCCGACTATGAGATCTCCATCTTGTAATGTATTGCCTTCGTTGGCTGCATAATACATGATGGGTGATCCTTTATCGCCTTTGATTACTATCCTTCATTGGAGTAGTTTGCGATCTTTGTCGTGGGGATTAGGGAG